GTGTCGTAATAGACTTTCCATCTATGCCCGCAGCATTTGCAGCACAGAAAGTATGTTCTTGTGTTGCGTTGATTTTTCCAATTGTGTGTTGAAATAATCCTCCTGAATGTGTGTGTGCAGTGCTTGACCATTTTAGATGCTGCCAAAACATACTAGAAGCCGCAAGCCACAAAGGCCAAGACGGCAAAGAGGGAACTCATGGTTTTCTGTTGTTAAGTAGTTTGTTGAAATTCACTTCTCGCTGTTTATCCCACTTCTTGTCGCCCTGCGCTTTACCACGCAGGAATGACTCTTGAGATTGCCCAGGTTTCGGGCCACGAGAGGGAAGGCGTGTGATTTTCCACTCAGTGGGTTCAGGCATTGAATTGCTCCAATTCGTTAATGATGTCAAGAACGTCTTGACGAATACCGTCAGCGCCTTTGATGCGAACAGCTAACGCGGTGAGTGCTGCAGCAAGGCGCTGTTCGATGCGTGGCTCCCATGGTGAAGCGGCTTCACGCCATGCCTCAACGATTGCGCTTGCCGCAGGAGAAAGTTCAGTCATCTTCGTCAGGCAAAATTTCAAGAAGGGATGTTATGCAGTGCCCTGTTGTGTTCTCGGCCCCAAGGCAATAGCGCTCGGCTTCACGTAGCGCCATGCGCAATCGCTCAACCACCGGCCAAGGGTCTTGAAGTTCGGCGGAGAAATCACCAAAAGGGGCGGGGTGAAATTCAGTCATCACCAAAAGCCTCCTCGGCAGCTTTTGCCAGCTCATCAATCGAGTTAGCAGCACTCAATTGATCTTGCACGGGCGCAGGAATAATTTGTGCGCCTTTACTGTTCTTCCCCTGATTAAACATCTTGATGTGGTCAGCGCCAACTGCTTTCAAGAGTGCAGTGGCTTTGTTTTCCGCCATGGCATCAATGCTTTTTGATTCCGTCAGCGCCAGCACGGTTTTGACGCCGTAGGGGGTGATGCCCAGCTCGTTCAGCTTGCCCTCAAGCTTGCGCTGCAGAGAGGCTTCAGGCGACGCTTCAGCGGGCTCAGGAGCTGCAGCAGGAGCGGGTGTAGAGCGCTTGGCCGGGGATGCAGCGCTACGGGCTCCATCGCTGCCCAGAACAGCATCCAGGGCGTCGTGTTCAACGATCTCCATCGCCGTCACCCACAGGTAGCGGCGCAGGTAGGTCTGCACTGCGCCGAGGTTCTGAATTTCGTGTGCGCCCTTGAGCGCAGCAGAAGACATCGGCGAAGAGATCAGAATCTTGTCGTCGGGCTTGTCACAGTCGTAGATCGTGAGAACTGCCTGCTCGGTGCCGTAGCTGACAACACCGCAAATCCCGAGATTCAAAAAGATCTCTTGAACAGTTGGGAGGAAGTCACCAAGTTCAAAGTAATTGTATCCTGCGAATTTGTTTTTGCCGCTTTTCGACAGCTTTTTGCCCTGCAGTGCGATACGTGCCTGCATGAGCTTTTGATGAACCGACATGTTTTCTGACTGAGGTGGTCGAATGACTTGTGTAAGGTAGCATCACATAGCACGACCCGTCAAGCCCCTTAGTTGCAAAATGCCCACACGAGCCTCAACGTCTCTCAATCGCATCCTGCGCGTATGCGTCAACCTGCTTTTTGAAAAAGGCGAGAGTGTGCAAGCTGTTGCAAATTTGATGCAGGGATTTGTTGATAGAAGAATGATTCAGGAATGGTATGAAAAATACTGCGAGATCAACGTGATTGCAACTGAAGAAAACTCTGATAACAAGCATTTAACAAGAAAGATACCTGTTGCGCCGATTGATTTTGAAAAAGTGACGCTCGATGGGCTTGAGAAACGCAAAGAATCAAACTGGGACGACTTCTAAGCTTTCTCGTTGCGCCCCAGCTTTTTCCTTTTCTTTTTTTCAGCCGCTTTTTCTTTGTCAGCTTCTTTGGGCTTGATGTAGGGATTTTCGTGAATGTCAATGAATACCTCCGCGAATCCTGGAGGGTCTAAATCAGGACGCAGCGTGAAGATGGAGGTCCAGTTCGGCGCTGGAGATATTTTCTTGTTCGTCGTCATATGTCTGGTTGAAATGCAATCGCTCAAAATTATAGATTGAATCCAGCATCGCCTGCAATCTTTCCGCGTGTTCTGTCGTTTCTTTGACTTGCGTAAGATAGTCAACAACGTATCTTTTGTTGGCGGCGGCAAATTCAGAAAGAGCGGCGAGTAGGGAAATTGCTTTCTTTGTGCAGCGCTTGTTTGTGTAAAACTCATCAAGTCGCATCTCGTGAAAAACGCATTCATCGCGTAGCGCATTCACGAGCGCGAACACGCTGTCTCGCTTTTTAATAAAAGTGCGTGTGATGCTTACGCACTTTTTTCTGAAAGCTCTCTTGTCTTCATAGCGTAAAAATCTGTAATCAAAGTCATCAACAAGCGCAAATCCGTAAGAGTTATTTGCAAATCCGCACGCCTGCGAGAACAGCGCATAACTATCCAGGCCAACTTTTACTTTATCGCCCAACCTCAAGTATTGAGGCGGCGCAAAAGATGTACCGTCATAGCAAAATATCATTTCATCGTTCCATCTGCACTTGTCATCTGTATTGCGCGAGCAAATAGGACAAGATTCACGGCGAGAGGAATGTTTCATAGTTGACTCATTGAATCAAGCATTGCATAGAACTGTGCAGCAAATGTTGCATTGCATGTTCCCGTCGCACCTTGTCTATTTTTCACAACGGCGTACTCATAAAGAAGTGGGTCGGCTTCTTTGTCGTAGTAGTACGGCCAGAAATTCATAATTACAACGTCAGCGTCTTCTTCAATGCGCCCTGATTCGCGTAGATCAGAAAGCATTGGACGTTTGTTGTCTCGCATTTCCACGCCCCTGTTCAGCTGGCAGACGGCGAGGATGTCAACACCTGTCTGAAGGGCAACTGTCTTGAGGCGTCGCGTTGCCTTGCCGACAGCAAGCGCTCTGTTTTCGCTTGAAACTTTCTCTGAGTCGAGATCAAGCAAAGTAAGGTAATCTATCACGACAAGCCCAAGATCTTTATTTTTACGTTTCTCTGTTTTGATTTTAGAAACAACTTGATCTGGCGTAACGTCATAAGTCTTTGCAAAGATCAGATTCTTTGCAATCTCCTCTAATTGCATTTCACGCAGGCGTTCTTCTTGATCTTTATCGCGTGCTTGTCGAATGATATGCGCATAAGACAATGGATTGCGTGCATTGTTTTCTATGCAATTAAGATAATCGATGCAACTTATCATTCTATCGCAGACTTCTTTTTCTGACATCTCAAGCGTGTAGAACAATACTTTGCACTTTTTCATCGCAACGTCAAGTGCAAGATTCATCGCCCAAGTTGATTTGCCAGAACCCGGTCGCCCTGCCACAACGATGAGCCTGCCCTTGTCTGCGCTGTCCGGGTGACGGATGCCTCCACCCAAGCAGCTGTTCAGCCCGCTGAAACGGGTCTGCAAGACCCTGTTGATCAGCTTCGGACCCAGGAGTATCTCTCGTGAGGCGAGAAGGGGGTGTAGGGCCTCCTGAGCGAGGTCGTTCCCGTCGAGCAACTCAGCGGCATGAAGAACATTCGCAAGAGCAACTTTTGATTCGGTTTGACTGCAGCTTTTATTTACAAGATCAAGTGACGTTGCAAGATAATCTTTGATCAGACGGCGAGAACGATGAAACTTCCAGATGGGTAGAATTTGAAAGCGCCAGGTGTCAAGATCATTTTCAATCGGCAAACTAGCAATACTTTGCACATATTCCTCAGCAGCTCTTAGCTCGCAAGATGATGCGTTTTTCAGGCGAGTCGAAAATGTAATGTCATTGATGGGCGCATGTGAAAAGTTAGTGAACTCTTCATACAAGCAGCTATATGCGTATCTGTTAAATGGGTCGCTGAATAGCTCAGCAGATTTTGGTAGATCCATGAATTCACAGATCCAATCATTATCGCCTACGTCAAAAGAAAGATGATTATATGCGGCGGCAAGAAAGTGTTTTTCAATTGCTGAAGAGTCAGCAGCAGTTTCAAAATTGGCGAGGTCGAGAAGAGTCATGTTTCTGAGTGAGGGGGTTGAGTTTGTAGATCCTACACCATGTCTTCCGCAAAAGCAACAGAGATCATGGGGAGCTGTGGACTTTGAAACTTAGAGCTACCTGCATTGCTCTGCCCAAACCGCTGCCAGTTGTCATACGTGATCGACGCCCATTTCTTTTCACCCATCTCAGATCGCTTAATTGCAACAGCAAGTTGACTTTGTACTGCTTTGATACCGCCGCTTTTGTCAAGCTTGATTTGCAGCAGTTCTTTGATCAACCCATCGAAAGCGCGTTTTGTTTTTGCGCCCGACTTGTGCGAGTTGAAAAATGCACAAACGTCGTCAGCGACATTTTGCAAGTCGAATGGAATGTGTTTCGTCTCGGCGGTGAAGCGTGCGCTGCTCGTCGATGCCGCTGGAGGCGTCGCCGGGCGCTGGGTTACTTGGTTTTCTAGAGATTGGTTTTCTGGATTTATTGGTCTTCTTATAGTCACTGGTTTTCCGTCTGACGGGTTATCCGTCTGACGGGTTTTCAGTGAGACGGTGGAACCGTCTGACGGGTTTTCAGGGAGACGGTCCTTCTTTGGCTCACTTGGGCGATCTTTGAAAATAAGACCCCAGCCAACTATTATTCCAGTTTTCTCGCACCTATTTATTTTGTCTTCCAAGTATCCGTATTTGCGAAGTTCGTTCAATGCGTTATTTACTGCGTCTCGCCCCTCTGTTCCATGATCAATAATCCAAGACTTGTTGAATTGAAAGTTGCCTGCATGACTCATGCAGCCAGCAAGTATTCCTTTTGCACGCCAGCTAATACGATCATCCCTGATCGCATCGTTTAAGATCATTGTGAAACGAGCTGACTCGTTTTCGGCTTTTGCGTACTGCGCAGTTTCGTCTGTCATAGTTTCTGAAAAGTCAGTTGGCGTTGGAGTCTAACACTTCTTGCAAAATAAGCAAGCCCCTCTTTGCTGCTTCTACTTGCTGCTTGTAGATACGCGCAAAGCCATGCGAGTCTTCTTTTGCTGCAAGCTGCAACTTAAGAGCGGCGAGTGAGATGATAATTTCTTCTATCGCATGTGATCTTTTACGTTGCGCCGTCGTCATAATCGGGTGCATTTCCTGAAGCTGTATAGCGATAGAGATCGGATCCGAAGTGCTGCTGAACAAGTCGTGCAACTGATTCATTGATTTCTTTGTCAGCAGCTTGAAGAACTTTTTTGAGTTTTGCGTGAAGCTCGTACTCTTGTTGATCAAGTACGTCAATTTGTCGTTCAAGATTTTCGTATTGAGCCGACTCATCATCGCATGTTGTCATTTGCAAAAGAAGACTGTTGCGTTGATTTTTGATTTGCTGTAAGCGTTCTTTGTGTTTTGCGCGAGACGTGACTAGGATGTTCCTAGCACGCACGGCACGCTCTAGGTCTGTGAGCATTGAGAGGTGTGCAGTTTTTTGCAAGTGTGTACTAGTGCCACTCGTACAAAGTGGCACATGCAGTCTTACTTTGCAGTCAGCGTCTCGCTCGGGTGAGCCTTGACCACCTTCTTCTTGCTTTGCTTCGCCTGTGTTTCTTCTTTTTCGGCGTGAAGTGCAAGATGTTTTTCCAGCGCGTTTAGATGTGGGCACTTGCTGCCGACTGAATGACGCTTGAAAAATTCACGCAGTTCTTCTAATTTGCCAAATTCATACGCAGCCTGTTCTTCACCCCATTTGCCAAAAGTTCTATCTAGTACGAAAAGTTCATACCATTCTTGATCGTCGAGATAACGGCGCTTTGCCGCCCAAAGTAAATCTTTATGCCGCAGTTTGTTTTTTCTGCGCTGCTCTTTTTCTTGTCGCGCTTTCTCCTGAGCCTCACGGCGAGAAATAAAAGTTGCCATTTGCCTGAAAGTGAAAGAGTTGATCAGATGAGAGAGAGTTGCTTGCGATTTGCTTCTTTGATAAGAATCTCAATCGCAGTTCGTGAAAGATGAATCTGCGGAAAAACCCAGTAATCATATTTTCTTCCGCCCCAGATCCTACATTTGTAGTGCGGCAGAAAAGAATTACAGGCGACTTCTTCGACGATCTCAAACTCGTCGCTGCCGTGCCACCGGGCAAAAACCACCTCACCCGGCTTGAATCGCAGTCTGTCCGGCCCTGTCATAGCAAGGTTTTTGTATAGAACCTCTTAAGTGTAAGGTAAGAGGTGCCAGGCGTCAATGCAAGTCAGCAAATGAACAGCAATTTCGCTACGGCGCAGAAATAATTCTTTCTTTGCGGCTGTTCATTCTTGCAGTTTGCACATTTAATCTCCAGGCGAATGAATCTATTTCCATCATGCTTTCAAGAAGTTGCTTTCTATATTTTTTGTCAATCGCAAGATGATTGTCAAGCAGCAGATCTTCAAGCTCTCTTGCGGACTCCGCAGTTGCTTCAAGATTTTCTTTGAGCTTGCGCACAAATAAATGCACAAGCTGTTTTTCTTTGTCAGATGCGGGAAACTGCATGACTTCTTTCTTTACGCACGTGGATTTCTGTCGCTCCTGGGTGCATCTCCTCAAGCCTCTGAATTGCTTCGCTAGCGTTTTCTTGCTGGATTCGACCCGAGAAGATTTTCTCACTCGCGCCGACTGGCACGATTACGGCGTAGAAGAAGCGAGACACGACATGAGCCCT